CTCTCTACAGGAAACCAATTTACCGAAATTAATTTTCAAAAAAATACCACAACTTTAATTATTGGTTCTAATGGGGCTGGTAAAAGTACAGTATTGGATGCTTTAACCTTTGCTCTTTTTGGTAAACCTTTTAGAAAAATTAATAAACCACAATTGATCAATACAATCAATGAAAAAGATTGTGTGGTTGAAGTTGAGTTTTCAATCGGAAGTACGAAGTGGAAAGTTGTACGGGGTATTAAACCAAATATTTTTGAAATTTATAGAAATGGATCTTCTTTAGATCAATCTGCATCTGCAGTTGATCAGCAGAAATGGCTTGAGCAAACAGTTCTAAAGATGAACTACAAGTCATTTACTCAAATCGTTATACTTGGGTCTAGTACCTTTGTTCCTTTCATGCAACTTCCTGCAGCTCATCGTAGAGAAGTTATTGAAGATTTGCTTGATATTAAAATCTTTTCTTCGATGAACATTGTGATTAAAGAAAAGATTCGTCAAATAAAGGAAGAAGTTAAAACCTTAGAGTTTAAGAAGGAGTCACTTGCCGAGAAACTTAAGATGCAAAAAAGTTTTATCGAGCAATTGGAAAGTCAAGGTAATGCCAAAATAAATGCCAATAAAGAAAAGATTACCAATTTGGATGTAGAAGTTGGTGTTTATTTGACTGAGAATGCAACTACTGAAGAGGAGATTTTTAAGTTCACAAAAGAGCAGGAAGAGGTTATTGGTGCTGGAAATAAGTTAGTAAAGCTTAACAATCTTAAAGGTAAAATTTCACAAAAAGTATCTGCGATTACTAAAGAACATAAGTTCTTTACTGAAAATACGGTATGCCCTACCTGTACTCAAACAATAGAGGAAGAGTTTCGGTTAAATAGAATAGTAGACGCTCAAAATAAAGCAAAGGATCTCCAAAAAGGTTATCAAGACTTAGAGGAGACTATAAAGTTTGAACAGGAGAGAGAGCGTCAATTCACTGTTCTTTCTAAGGAGATTACAAGACTCAACAATGAGATTTCTCAAAACAATACTCGGATATCACACAATCAAAGACAAATCCGAGATCTTGAATCTGAAATTCAAACTATTACCGAGAACCTTGCAAACAGAAATACTGAACATGAGAAGTTAGAGTCTTTCAAAGAAAATTTAAAAACTACATACGACGAACTAGTTTCTAAAAAAGAATCAATTAACTATTACGATTTTACGTATAGTTTACTAAAGGACGGTGGAGTTAAAACAAAAATCATCAAGAAGTATCTACCGCTGATAAATCAGCAAGTAAACCGTTATCTTCAGATGATGGATTTCTACATCAATTTTACTCTTGATGAGGAGTTTAACGAAACCGTTCAATCTCCTATACATGAAGACTTTTCCTATAGTTCTTTTAGTGAAGGGGAAAAGATGAGAATTGACTTAGCTCTTCTTTTTACTTGGAGAGAGGTTGCTCGATATAAAAATTCAATCAGCACAAATTTGTTGATAATGGATGAAGTTTTTGATTCGTCTCTTGATGGGTTTGGGACTGATGAATTTTTGAAGATTATTAGATACGTAGTTAAAGATGCTAATATCTTTGTAATCTCCCACAAAGATGGGATGCAAGATAGATTTGAAAGTGTGATAAGATTTGAGAAAGTTAAAGGATTCAGCAGAATGGCTTGATATGCAAAAAGTTTTAATTACCGGACATAAAGGATTTATTGGCAAACATGTATTTGCAGACTGGAAAGAAACTCATGGGGAATGGGTTTCTGGATTAGATTACCCAGATAATATTGGGAATTTTTCTGGTGGTGATTATCAACTTGTAATTCATCTAGCAGCCTATGCTGATATCCGTGATAGTCAAGAAAATCCAGAAAAGTATTATGATAATAATGTAGTTTCTGCTAAACCTTTATTTGATTGGTGTAGGAAAACTAATACACGCCTTTTATATGCATCTTCAAGCACTGTAGAAGAAGATTATTGGACAAATCCATATGCAATGACGAAATGGATTAATGAACAGATGTCTCCACCAAATTCAGTTGGTATGAGATTTACAACTGTTTATGGTCCAGGGGGACGTGGTAATATGATGTATGATTTGCTTAAAAATAAACAAGCAAAGTATATAACTAATCATAAAAGAGATTGGATTCATGTTAAAGATGTTTGTCGTGCTATTCGATACTTATCTTCAAGTAGTGTAAGTGGTCCTGTACCAGTAGGCACTGGTAAATCGGTATCTGTTAAAGATTTAGCATCTGCATTTGGGCAAGGAACGCTGCCAGTTAAAGAACTGACACCTGGAGAACGGCAAGATAATGCTGCAGATGTTAAAATACTAACTAGTATTGGATGGTTTCCAACCATAAACATTCTGGACACAATCGATGAACACTCCAAACTGGCAACACCACAGTAAGAAGGAGCAGAAGCGGAAACTGAAACCGCAAGCACTCCGACAAGCAAAGGCACGTCGCCAGGCACTCAAGAAGCGTCTCCATCACGGGGACGCTTCTTATTTTATAAATATCTAAAAAGTAGTTGTAAAATGAACTCACAAGAACTTCGTGCTCTTCAAGAAGCTTATAATCAGGTTTGTGAACTTGATGAAGGAAAAAAAGAATTTCCTCATAAGAAAGTTGATAAACAAGTTTATGATGCTATGGATTCTGGAGAAACTGCAGGTGATGCTGGTAATCGTGCTAAAGAAAAAAGAGATTATGGTAGAGCAGATAGAATGCGTTCAGTTGCTGCAAAGCACGGCGGAAAGAGTAGAGTCAGGGAAGAAACCGACCTCTTCGACTACATTCTTGAGCACCTAGTTGCCGAAGGTTATGCTGATACTAATAAGGCAGCACTTGCTATTATGGCGAATATGAGTGAAGAGTGGAAGCAGAGTATTCTTGATGAAGAGGCACCAAGAAGGATTGCTATTGAACCTTCAAGTCCACGTTTGATGCCAAATGCTGGACCCGCCAGACTTCACGATCCTAAAAAAAGTAAAAAAGTAGTGAGGAAATAGATAATACCACTTTTCAAACTGGCACATAAGAGGGTTTCACCACCCTCTTTTTTTGTATGATGGTTCCATAAGAAATCAAACCTATGACCGTCCGCCACGAAATCAAGTCCCAACTCGCAAAGCTTCTTGCTACCGAAGATCTTGTGGTTGAGCACAAGAAGGTGGAGACTGCCTGCTTTAATGTTCATACCCGTGTTCTGACTCTGCCTATGTGGGATAAGGCAAGCAACACCGTCTATGACCTTCTGGTGGGGCACGAGGTCGGTCACGCTCTCTATACGCCTGATGAGGACTGGTTGAAGGAGCACAAGATTCCACCTCAGTTCGTGAATGTGGTAGAGGATGCTCGCATTGAAAAACTGATGAAGCGTCGTTATGCTGGTCTCGCCAAGACCTTCTTTAACGGTTACAAGGAACTTGCCGATGATGATTTCTTCCAGATTGGTGATGATAAACTGGAAACTTATAATCTTGCTGACCGTGCTAACTTGTGGTTCAAGGTTGGTAACTTTGTAGATATTCCAGTTGAGCGTGGCGAAGAAACTGAAATTATCAATCTGATTGCCGATACCGAAACCTTTGCTGACGTTTTGGTTGCCGCAGAAGCACTCTATAAGTATTGTAAACAAAAGCAACAGGAAGAGACCAAAGTTCAATTGGATAACCTCCAGTCTCAAGATTCTGGTGCAAGTCAGCAACCTGCCTCTGACTTCTCTGACCAACAAGAAGGTGAGAACGACCAACCTGAGTCTGATGGATCAGATGGTGCTCCTTCCAGTGAAAATTCTCAACAGCAGCAGCAAACTAATTCTCCTGTTGGTGGCGAAAAAGATGAAGAACCAGAAGTCAAGACGATGGATAATCTGGAAGAGGCATTGAAAGATCTTGTGAATCGTGATGGTTATGAGAATGTATATCTGGAACTTCCTCAACTTGATTTGAAAAAAATCATTGTTCCTAATAGTGAAATTCACAATCGTTGTAAGGAGGAATGGAATGGTTTGTTGGAGAGTCGTGATTACACTCAAGAATTAATTTTTGGTGCAGTTGATACTCAGTTCAACCAGTTCAAGCGTTCTGCTCAGAAAGAAGTTAACTATCTGGTGAAAGAGTTTGAGTGTCGCAAAGCAGCAGATTCCTATTCTCGCGCTTCTACCGCTCGCACTGGTGTTCTGGACTGCACCAAACTTCATACTTATAAGTATAATGAAGATCTGTTCCGCAAGGTAACGACTCTCGCTGATGGTAAGAATCACGGTCTAGTGTTCGTTCTGGATTGGTCTGGTTCGATGTGTGATGTGATGCTGGATACGGTCAAGCAACTCTTTAACCTTGTTTGGTTCTGTAAGAAAGTTTCGATTCCTTTTGAGGTTTACGCTTTCACGACTGATTATCCTTTGGTTTCTTATGATGAGAATGGTAAGGCAAATCTTCGTGAACTTGCCTATGAGAAAAAGAATGGTCTGATTCAAGTTGGTGAATGGTTCTCTATGATGAATCTGATGACCAGTCAAGTGAATGGTAAGACTTTGGAAGAACAGATGAAAAATATTTTCCGCCTTGCTGCCTCATTTGGTCGTTGGTCTCAATGTCCTTATAATGCTCCTACTGGTTTGAGTTTGTCTGGAACCCCTCTGAATGAGGCACTAATTTCTCTTCATCAAATTCTTCCCAAGTTTCAAAAGGAGAACAAACTTCAAAAGGTGCAGTGTGTTGTTCTGACTGATGGTGAGGCTTGTATGATCAAGTATCATCGTGAAGTTAAGCGTAACTGGGAAGCAGATCCTTTTCTTGGAACTGCAACTATCGGAGCAAATGCTTTTCTCCGTGATCGCAAGACTGGTAATACTTATTCTTGTGATATAATGGAATGGACTGGATTCACGGATGTTTTGCTTCGCAACCTTCGTGATAAGTTTGTCGATATCAATTTCATCGGCATTCGTGTTCTTGAGTCCCGTGATGCTGGTAATTTTATTCGTCGTTACTGTGGGTTTTATGGACCTGATTTTGAAAAGACAATGAATGCATGGAAGAGAGAAAAAGCATTTACGATTAAAAAGTCTGGATATCATTCTTACTTTGGTCTTTCTGCTAATGCCCTTGCTCAAGATACAGAGTTTGATGTTGCCGAAGATGCTC